CAGCCTTCAACGAACACACCTCGCAGAAGCGATAGGGGAAAGCATAGGCGGTAGCCTCGCCGGCAGTCGACAGCAGCGGAGGGCTCTTGCGGAACTCAATCCAGACAAACGGGAGCTGCTCACCCACCAGGATGCCATCGTCGGTGAGCGTGTAGGCTGGCTCCTGTTGGCGCCAGGTGATCCGAGGATCGGCAGGCCATACCGAGAAGGTCTCGCCGATCTGAACAGCCCGGGTAGTCCCATCTGGGTTGGTCTGCTGGTTGACGTATCGAAGGAACTTGTTCAGTTGTCCCCAGTAGTTGGCGTCTGTGGGGACAGTTCCAGGAGCAGCGGCTACGCAGAGCTGGTAGTATTCCTGGTCCTCAGGATACAGGACGATGTCGCCAACATTAAAGGTGGTGGTAGTATCCCAGGATGCGGTGCTGTTATAGCTCGATTGCGCCAACGCCCAGAACTGGGAGTTCAGCGTGCCTCCAGGGCCGTTGAGAGTCGGAGGATTGTTGGAACCTAGCGCACCAACGTACTGATAGTATTTTTGCTCAGTGGGGTAGTAGACCACCATGCCACCGGAGTAGACCTGCGCCGCGCTATAGTTGGGCGCAAAGAACTCCTGTTGATACACGGTCTGCTCGGGCCAGTTGAAACACTCCCAGGCGCTCCGTAATGACATGGAGATGAACGTGCGGAAGAGATTGGACTCCTCGGTCGTTAGCGATGAGAAAACGCGCCCAGTGAGCTCACAGGCACGTTGCAACACATAATCGTAGGTGACGGTTCTCATTGGTTACTTCCAGGATTTGCAGGCCCAGTACTTGGCGGAGAGTTTAGTGCCGGGGTTGTCGCAGCCGTGACGGGCGTTGAAGCTCTTCTTGTTATCCGGGATGTGCTTCTTGATGGTCATATCCGGGTCGCCGAAACGCACCAAGGCAACCTTGCCGTTTTCCTTAGCGAGCACCGCGGACTTCTTGCTTTCGCCGGGGGTGGCCTTGGGCTTGTTATAGCCCGAGAACTTGTTTCCCTTGTAGTTGATCATTGGCTCTTCGGTAAAACATACCAACCTGCCGGCAGAGTGACGGTGGATGGCCCCACCAGCTTCTTATCTTTGTCGAATCCGTAGACGCTGGCCGTTGTAGGCTTGGCCAGCATCACAGGATCACCGGAAGGGACCAGGACCACCTTCGTCTGCTGGCAACCCAGGCAGATCGGCAACACGAGCAGCCAGATCAGCCTTGAGATCATCAGGTGCTTGGCCGTGTTGGACATTGGTAGGTGGTGTTTCTCGGAACCAGTCGAGCAGAGCCTTGAGGATCTGGTAGACCCAGTTCACGGCTTAGTTTCGATCACCAGAGGCTTCTCGGTGGCGTCTTTAGCCAGGATGAGGCCGATACCAGCAGTGACCGCGGCGATGGTCGAGGCGATGTCGATGTTGGTGCTGGCGTCACCATCAAAGGCAGCCCGTAAGGCACCACCAACAGCGACCAGTATGGCACCAACACCGGCGAGAGTTGTTTTCGTGTTTTTCATTTAGAGCGGAATAATCGAAATGCGGCGTAACAGGCGCAAAGTAAGCCGATCACTGCCGTGATAAGGCGAACCCAGTCGGTCAGTACCGGAAGAAACGAAACAGCGGTGGCACCTGCCGCTGCTGCTAGGCTTAGTCCAGGGCTGGTGCTGCTGTTCGTTGGTTCCATTACTCGGATTTAGGCTGTGCGGCTGCGACTATGAGGTCAACAAGCGGAAGGGCTGCACGGGCGTTAGCAACGCCACCAGCCTTAACCGCGATGTCGATGAGTTGGAGGAGGCTGTTGGCCTGCTCCTGGGTGAGTTCGATCTTGATCATGCGGCGGAAGTATCGGCAACCACCACAGGCTCCGCAACCTTAACCGGAGGCGGCACCGCCACCCACGGCAACGGCGGAGCAATCACCGGCGGATTGATCTGGTCGTTAATCTGCTGCGTCACGTTCGCTTCGATAGCGGTCTTATCGACACCATTCTCGTAGCACCAGTTCAAGACCTGCGCTTCGGTCAGATCCTCGTAAGGCGTGAACTCACCAGACGGCGGTTGGAACGAGCAGGAGCCGTAGCAAGTGCCGCTGAAGGTTTCGTCGGTGCCATTGCATCGCCAATCGGCGGTGATTACGACATCGGGATTGCTGCCTTCGATGGGCTTAACGAGAAGGCGTTCGATGATCCAAGAGAGAGTAGGCATAGTCGTTTAAATTAGGCGGCTGCGATTGTGGTGATGGTGCCAGAGCTTCCACGGAATTTTAGCGCACCGGACTCGACGTAGAGTTGACCGCCAGTGACATTAGCCGTAGGAGCGGTTCCGTTGGCAATCTGGATAGTCTTAGCAGCGGTGGTTCCGGCTGTGGTTAAACCGACAAGTAAGTTGCCCAGAGCATCGAGCGTCATCCTCGCGGTTAGAGTCGCCGCAGTGCCAGCTCCAGACGCTCCTGAACTTGGGGCATTGTACCAAGTGAATTGTCCCCCATTTTGATAAAAATAAGCAGCAGCCGTATTGCTGTTCGCATATTTAAGACCACCATCATAATAGAGATTTGACCAAAGATACGTTTCGGAGCCACCGCAATACAATCCAAATCCTTTTACAGATCCAACCTCAAGACCTCTGTAACCAGATCCACTGAGACTATTAAGACTCGGCGTAACCCCCACGCCCAACCCCGTAGAGTTGAGGGTCATTCGGGTGCCGGGACTGGCCGCTCCGTCGTACCAATCAAAAATACCAAGCGGAGCAATCTGCATCTGAGGAAGATCATTAGCGTGAATTCTCAGCGTATGATTGCTATATCCACCCATGATAACAGTGGTTCCATCAGTACCAATGTAACCAGTGCGAGTGCCGTTACCCGAAGTAATGAATGCGTCTCCACCACCACCGCCAACAACTGTTAGTTTGTTGTTGAAAGTCGGAGTCACAGTTCCGATACACACATCTTTAGTTGCACTAATGACTTTAAACGCATCAGTCGCCACCGTCAGATCGCCGGTGATGGTGGCGGAGGCGAGGGTGGCGGTGCCGGATGCTCCGAGGATGTTGTTTACGCTGATCCTCTTAGTCGTACCAGATGCCGCCATCGTAACATCGCTGACATCAACGATAGGGATAGCGTCATTAGCCGGATCAGCGGCGGTCAACGCCGTCAGTGCTGTAATCTTTGTGTCTGCCATAGGTCAGTAAACGGTTAGAATGAATTTGTCGGATGCTTCGGTTAAAATGAGATCGGTGCCCTGCTCAGTTGCCATTCGATCGTAGGTGCCAAAAGACAACACGATCTTCCCAGTTCCATCCTCTTGCAGTACGAAGAACTCGTCTTCCTGCAATAGATCCCGGCGCACGATCGGCAGATCAGCGGGCGTGACGTTTCCGCCAGACCCACTTGAAGCCAATCGTGTTCCAAGAGCGAGTGTCACGGTTAGGAGCTGATAATTCCGTTGAACGCGACCACCTGACCACTGGAAATCTGGAAGCTCGTAATCGGCCCAGGAAGCGTAATGCCAGCGGGGATAGCCGCTGTGGACCAAGATCCGCTGATACCATTACCGGTGATTGAGGTAAAAGTGGTGACGGCAATCGTGGTGATCGCAACGAATGGGCCAGTGGTCAACGCGGTAGAGGTCACGAGCTGGAAGCCCGCATTGCCCATCGAATACTCGGTTGCCAGATTAGATTCTATGCTCATATGTCCCAAATTTTACGGATCTGATTCTTGCTGAAAGTGCTTTCAAAGCGGGTACCCTGCCGGTCTTCCATCCGGCTAAAGCCCTGCTTCACCTTGTCCTTGAGTTCGGCTTCGCGGGCAAAACCGGTAACCCCGAAGCGGGCTACCGGCTGCCTCGTCCAGCGTTCACCCTTGATCACAAGAGAATCGGTTCCCATCGGAGCGATTTGCTCCACGGACTTGCCATTGTTCTCGAAGGTGTAGATCGGCATGTTAAGACTCCATCTCGCCGTCGTGCATCATGGCCATCTTACGCATGCCTTTTTCGTCCATTGTCTGTTTGGATTCCATGGCATCGTCTCCAGTGTTTTCGTATTCAGCGGGCATACCGTTCACGGTTTTAATTTCAACGTAAGCTTCACCGTTCTCAAGCTTGCGAAGAATACCTCGCACATCATCGAGCAGAACTTCATCACCAACCTCGGGGGAAGCCTGTTGGCCATCTTCCGTGTCTGTGGAAAGAGCCTCGACTGGGATCGCAATCATTGGCGCATTGTTGTCAGCCTCATCACATCCGCAAGCGGAATGAGAAGGGGCACCACCGATTTCTCGACGATGCCCCTTTGGGCCGACGGCAATCACCATGATGGTGGCCGTCTTAGGTCGCATATTACAGCGTGGTAGAGGTCTTCGTACGATGCACCAAGTACCAGACCGGGTTGATATTCCCAGGCGAAACACCACTGGTGTTACCAGCGGCCAAACGCAGAGCGGCGAAGTACAGCTTCACACCAACGGTGACAAGCTGGTTCAACGGATCGCTCTTGTCGGGGGTATCGGTGATCACAACCTTCGGGGACAACGGATCATCACCGGTCAAGGCAGGGATACCAAACGCCTCATTACCAAGGAAGAACGAAGCGATGATGTCCTTGCTAACCGCCAGACCGCCACCCGCGGCGGAAGTTTGATAGATAAACTCGTCAGCGGCAGTACCGGAGCCGGTGCTGACAAACGAGTTGGTCTGAGTGACAACGCGGCAACCGTAGATGGAACCCACCTCGCCCTTGTAGAACGGAGTACCCTTGTTGCCGTAGTTGGAGGCGTTCAACCAATCGGTATCGCGCATCAAATCACGGGTAACACGAGGATCGGTCGCAAGGACGTAGCCACCATTGATCATCGGAGCGCGGTTACGCTTCAGACGGGTCATGGAATCGAGGACAGCCGAAGCGGTCATCGTAGCATCAGCAGCGCTAGTCGCGCTGTTCAACGCAGAGAAGGTCTGGGTCGTCAGCGTGGCGGGGTTACCGTACACCTTGATACCACCAGAACTGGCAACGGTGTTACAAGCATCCGTGTTATCGAACGTACCACCACCCTCAGCGGCGGAACCGATAGAGGAACCGCTCGTGGTGAGGTTGGAACCGATCAGGACGTTACGGATGACCGAGTCCACCCAGAGGGCCATATCCAGACCGGAGGTCTTGGTGGCCTGCTGGAGGGAGTTAAACAGGTCCGTAGCGCGGAGGATGTCGGTCAATCCGATCACCTGACCGTACTGAGCGAGGGTCTTGCTTAGGCTGTTGAGAACCAGAGCGCGGTAGTTCGCGGAACCAATTGCCGTACCCTCAGTCAACGTCTTAACATCAGCAACGCTCGGGGAACCGAAGCGGAACATCGTGATGGCCTTGTTGCCGTTGTTCTTGGGGATCGTAGCCTTCATGGCGAACTGATCAAGAATCGTCTCTTGTTGGACGATCGAGAGAAGCTCCTTGCTGAAGAAGTTCTGGAACTGGAGTGCAATGCCGGTTGTACCGGTAGTAGTAATTCCTGCCATATTTTAGTTGTGGTTGTGCTATTGGTTGCTTTCCCGATCGAACTCTCGTGCGGCTCTCAGGAGCGCATCCCTTTGCTCCTTCTGGGATAACCGCGAGAAATCTTTCTCCTCGGTCTTGAGTTGTCCTGCCGGAACGCTTTTACCAATGGCGGTCTTCTGCTGGAGCTTGTTGAGCTGTTCTTTCAGAGACTTATTCTCGGCTTCTACAGACTGAAAACGACCCGCAGTATCTTGGAGCTTCATCAATTCTACCGCATGGGCTAACCCATTGGGCAGCGTTGTTAAGATCGGAATGCGCTGCAACAACTCAACCGTTCGCTTGTACTCGTTACTGGACTGATCCTTCAACCAAGTCTCCTTCTCGGACAACTTGTTGAAATTATCTGCCCAAGTCCTTGTAAAGCGTTCCTGCTGAACTTGCT